AATTGCAGTTTCGACTCCTGCAATAACTGTTGATACAACCTTGACGTCAATGAAACTATTACCTACGCCAGTTATAATACCCTTCAGGTAATCATGAACTCCGGGTGATCCGGTTGTTCCTATACCAATGTTTACACCACTCAATGCTTGAGTTACAGCATAACCCACAGCAACAGGTTTAGTAGTATAAGAAGTTGTTCCTGTACCAACTACTGTTGTTAGAATACCAGAAATCCTTTGGTCTGCTGCGTTATCAATAACACATACCTTTAGGTTTTCTCCCCATGATCCGGGGTTCTTTGCTGCCCAATAGAAATTGGTCGAATTGATTTCATTATTATTATAATCATCGTAGTTTTCGATGACTAAAGTTGTGGTCGATGCTATTCCAACTCCTGCGTTGGCATTAACCATTTGTGATCCTGCAGCATTTCCACCACCGGCACGAACAACATCTAGTTGTCCTCCATAAGATAAAAAATTAGATGCAGCATACCAAGTTTCATAGTGATAGTCAGTTAGACCTACACCGGGACCTCCAAACTTGTCTATAAGTTCTTTTTCATTATTGATCCTGCAAATTTCATTTACAGGTCCTTTTTTGAATGGTCCGGCAATACCGGCAGCAACGTTAATGCTTGCATTTACGCCACCTCTGGTAAGGTCAACTTCTCTTACACTGATACCCGGAGATGATAGTCTGAGTGCCATGTAAAGTTCCTGTGATTCCCTACTGTTTGATATTAATATTTAGAAAAAAACACGCTTACAGAGGGGAAACAATGCATGAACCCTACCAATCTGGATACAATTCAGGTTTATTTTTTCTTCTCTTTGACTTGACTCTAATTTTTGTGCACTCTTTACACTCATAAGAATATGCAGATGGTGTAGTTCTATTATTTCTTGTTCTATAAAACTCACTCAACAAGTCTTTAGTGATACCACAAGTCCTACATTTTCTTTCAGCAAATACTAGATGATCTAGTGAAAAAGTATCTTCAAATTCCATTCCTACTGTCATAGGTCATGATCCACCAAATAACTACACCTACTGATACACAGAGTATGAATACCATCCATATGATTGACCAGACTATCATCTATAATCCCACATATAAGAACGATCACCATACTCATCAACTTTCCATACATCTCCTGATGAGTCAACAATTTCATTCTCTTCATCATTCAACCCATCTGTCATAAATCCAAAAGGTGCCATGTCTTGTTCGATTTGATTTTTTTGTTCTTCATAGATTCTTTTTCTGACATCATTGTCAGTCATCTCTTTGAAGTATTCCTGTGCAACCAACCATGCAAAGATAACTAGACACATAGCAAGGTCATCATTACAACCTTCTTCTGCTTCAAAAGATTGTCTCTTTTGCACGAACGTGGTCAACTCTGATATTATATCATAATCTAAAATTTGTAGTTTGTCTTCTTCAATCAGTGTCTTCAGGTTACTGCAACCAACCTTCTTCACAGTAACACTCATCTTCACACCCAATTGAGTTTTCTTACCACTAAAACCTGTACCAACTATCTGACCAGACCTACCACGCATAGCACACATCAATACATTCTCATACTCTAGGTCATATTGTAATATGCTTGCAACCTGATCACCAATATCATTTACTTCACATAATACAAATGCTTCATTATATGCAAGTGACACATCCATTATTACGGATGGAAAAAGCATAGGTTTGATTTCATTATCTCTATACTTAGCGACTACTCTATACGGAAACTCTGTAATATCAAACACCACAAAGGCACTGTAGTCCTTTGAGATACCTCTTGCTACGTCCACAGTTACAATATAATCTCTTCCTTTGACAGGAGTCTCATATACCATCAGATGCCCGTTTGTTTGAACTGGGTCATTATATGCCATCGCTTTGAGTTTAGATGGTGCAATCAATGTATCAACAGATCCTAGAAACTCACATTCAAACTCAACCTTGAACTGTTGTTCAGATGTATTAGCAATGGTTTGTGCTTTCCACTTTGCATCTCTACCCGGAACTTCTGACCAGTGAACCTCAGTAGGTTTATACTCATTCTTACCTCTTTCCGCATCATGCCACATACGGTAGAAGTGATTCATACCTTTAGGAGTAGATACAATTATAATTTTTGTTGATTTACCAGATGATATTGTAGGATATACTGAACTAAAAAAGTCGTCTGCAATATGATTTGGTACGAATGCAAATTCGTCAAGGAATATGATATTGAAAGTCATACCTCGAACAGCAGCAGCAGATGTAGATGCTGCCATTATTTTAGAACCATTATCAAGATCCATAGATCCCTTATTCCATGCAACTATACCCTGTTGCATCCACTTCGGTAAGTTTTCGTATGCAGTCTGCAATCTACCAAGCAAATCTCTTGCAGTTGCTGCCTTGTTTGCAAGAATACCGATGTTTATATTATCATTGAATATAGCGTAGTGCAATAAATAAGACACCGACGTCGTTGATTTACCAGTCTGACGAGGCATCATACAGATATTAAATCTATTTTTATGAAAGTTTTTTATTAACTTCTCTTGAAACGGCCACATATTGAAGGGCACTAGACCTTCATCAACGTTTACGATTTTGATATATTGTCTTGCAAAATAAACTGGGTCGTCTTTACACTTTAGAAATTCTTTTACATTCTCTTCTGTAAATTGAATTTCAGTGTTCGCTTTTTTTAGATTAGGATTACCAAGATAGACGTCACTTTGAGGCATAAATTAACACTTCCACCTTCTTCTTGCTTGTCTTAGTCTACTATTCGGATCCTTTGCTGCCTTTGGAAATTTCTTCATCTGACCTGCACTTCTTGCACAGTAACTTGACCTTCTTTTTGCTGCCTTCGATCCTTTTTTGACTTTACCAGTCACAGCACCTTTCAATTTTGATCCGGGATTTCTACGACGATATGCTGCAATACCCTTTGCTGTCATACCTGCACCTGATTTTGTGGGTCTTTTGTGTCCTGAACTAACACTCATACCCTTCATATCATCTTCAGATAACTTTTTTCCGTCAGTTATTTCAACCTCTTCGTTCTTAGGACGACAATCATTTACAAGTTTACCACCTTTCATCTTCATACCAACTTTTTTATGAGTATCCCAACAGTCCTGTTGAAACTCTTCATAGGACTTTTTCTTTTTCTTTTTCTCTTTATCATCTCCAAAATTTGCCATAGGACCTTTGGGTTTGCCATCTCCTTTGTAAATCCCGTAAGCTGATCCCTCTCCAACTAACTCGTGAGTTGTTTTATCCTTCACACGTTTTTGATAGTCTTTTTGATTTATTGTAGGAGAGATGATAGGTTTTTTGATAAACTCTTTTACTTTTTTACCAACATTTTTGATAGTATCGATCACACCTTCATCAAATTCTACCTCTTCTTTTTCACATCTATTGTATGTTTTACCGAATAGTTTTTGTGTGCCTGTTTTCTTATATCCCTTCCAACATTTCTTTGCCTCACCCATAAAGTCATTGTAACTCTTGTTACCTTCAAACTCCTCTTTCTTGCTGTTGCCCCAGTTTGCAGCACCTACCTCACGACATTTGACTAATGCACCTGATCCATATGCACTTGGCCATACAGAGTATCTTGACTTGACCTTATGGTAACAAGCATCTTTTGATCCACTACCCTTACCTTTCTTATCTTTTGCTTTTGCTCTTTTTGCTTTTGCTCTTTTTGCTTTTGCTTTTCTTGCTTCTTCTATATTTTCACCTTCTGGTTTATAATCTGACTGTAATGGTTTAGTTTCCCTTCCAAAAACTTTATCAGCATTTTTTTGATAATCTTTTAACTTTTTCAATTTATCTAACGCTGGTGTAGAGAATATAGACTTTGCATCTTCCATGTTTACATCAGTGTCAATTTTCTTAACAGGAATACTATCTTTTAGTTTTTTCAATGCCTTCAATTGTGCTGCTTTGTCTATTTTGCCAGTTGGATTTCCGGATCCAAATTTCTTTCCCATCTCAGAGAGATCTATAGATTCCTTCTTCACTTTTTTCTTATCAGTACTAACATATGTAGGTTTGGCAGCACCTGACTTCGACTGTTGATTAGGGTCTGCTGCTTTCTTTCTTCTTGATGCAGATTCTCTTTCTGCCTTAGACATACTCGCTCTTTTTGAGGATGAAACACACTTAGGTGTGCCTTCTCCGGGTTCGTCACTAGCACAGGTTCCTCCTGTCTTGACGTTGACCCAACCGGGTTTACCATCTTTTGATTTAGATCCCTTAAACCATTTATGCAACGATCCCTCTGTTTTTATATTTTTTGCTAAAGGTATACCCGTCTTGAATTTGAAGAGTTCTTTTGCTCTATTTTTTATAAAATCATCAATAACAAATGGAGTATTTTTTGGATATTTAGATCTGCCAAACTTAGTAAATTCTTTTGTAGAATAAACTGGTTGCTCTTCTTTGATAGGACCGGCACCAAGAGATCTAATTATCATCTTGAGTTTTTTCCTCAATGAATATGGATTAGGTTCCTTGAATCTAGTAGGATTGGCAGGACTTATTTCATCAAGAGTATCTTCATATGTTTTGACTCCTCCCTTTACATATCCTTGTCCCTTAGTATCATAGAATTTTATACCTTTCTGTACTCTTTCTTTTTTCTTTGCCATATATTCCTTATCTGCTTTTTGTTTTTCTTCTCTTCTCTTCGCCTTTTTATCTCTTACCTCTTGTGCTCTTGCTGCAAACGATCTATAGTCAGTCAACTCATCCATAGTTGACACTTGAATATCAGTCACAGGTATTTCAAGATGTGCACGAAGCATCTCATATGGAACTTTCTTCATCTTTTTATCTGTCTTTGTATCACTAGTGCTTTTCAAACCCATAGGTAGACCAGTATTGGGATTTCTTTGTTCCATCGCCTGTTTTCTTATTGTTGCATAATAAACTTTTTCACCCTCTTCTTTACCATATTGTTTTTTCATATTCTTTTTCATATCTGAGTCATCATATTTTTTCTTCAACATCGTGTCCTTTCTTTTTTGAGATGATGTCATCGTCGCTTCAGACATGCCACCACCACCACCATTACCACCATTGCCACCGTTACCATTTCCACCACCATTCCTGCTACTCCCATTTGACTTAGAGTGTCCGTTACCGTTGCCATTACCATTTTTCTTAGAATCATCATCTTGTGGTTCTTGTCGCAAATAACCGCGAGCACCGATCACATACCCCTTTGGTATCTTTTTACACTTTTTATCAGTGTAACAATAATATTGTCCTTTTGGGCAAGACTTTGCCATATTATATTGATCGCTATTTTTTATTTATATTACCTTGCTTGATAATCTTTTGAAGATCTGCAGTACTACCGATGAATACTGAATTGTTTACAGTCTTTGGACTAGACCCAGTTGGTTTTTCTAGATCAACCATTTTTTTCTGTAGATCAATAAGTTTATCTGTGGTGTCTGCAACACTTTTTATCAATTGACCTGCAACTTCATATGCTCTTGGGTGCTGTGAATCTTGACATACATCGAGTATACCATTGATTGCTTCCTGACCTTTCTCTACAAGATTGTATAATTGTGCTCTACTATATTCGTAATCTTTTTGAGGATCATCACCTTCATTCTTAACAGGTTTGACTTTGACAGATTTAGTCTCCTTGACTATCTCTGTTTTTACATTCATTGCCTTTTCTAACTCATCAAAGTTTTCCATTATTGGTCAGTACCCTGACTAGGACTAAAGAATTTAGAATCTTGGAAGAAATCAACATCACTATTGAAACCAAAATCATCACCGACTTCGATCAATGCATGATCAGCAGCGTTAATAAGATTTATAATATCACCGTTGCTATGCTTCATTTCAGCAGTTCTATATTGACCTCTAGCAACTATAATTGAGACATTATCTTTCTCCTCAACTCTCATAACTTCAGAGTTTATTTGAATGTATTGACCTACAACTAAACTTGCTCCACTTGTTACGGTCATAAGAGTTTTACCAACTTCAAGTGTCGCAGCAAGAGATACTGTTTGATCTTGATTATAATCTTTCGTGGCGGTAGGTGTGACAACATATCTTACCTCTCTAGGTGCTCTAATAGCAGATGAGTAATCGATCTGAACCTTCTTGATAATACCACCAGTTTCGTCTGTAGGTATCTCGTTGTAAAAATATGTTTTTGCTGTAAAATCTAAGTCATATACGATTGCTCTTCTTGTATTGAAATCATCTTCATATTCATCTTTGAAAGATATATCACTCAATGTAAACGGTATATCTCTTTTCTCATCATGACCCTCTATCATATTGAGAGTTACATTATATGATGGTTGAAAAAATGGTAATATTTGCTCAAGTATTTGTAAAGCATCATCTTGTAATTTTGCAGCAAAACTAAGTCTGAATCCTATGTTATAAGGCACAGGCATGAAAACTTTTTTGATTTTATTTTTACTACTATTAGGGACTATACAAAATTTAGTTATAGGTGCAATTTTTCTTGTAGGGTCATATTGATATGAAATAATCTCAAAGGATAATCTCGGCAATGTAATTGCTACATTCTTATTAAAATTAGGTTGCTGTTCTATTCTTGCTAAAAACTTCTGCATAGGTCCATATGCAATAGGAACCTTGATTGTTGATATTACTGCATCTGTTGAATCATTGGTATGCTTTATTGTGATATCATTAAACAGTGTACCGAAAGCAATTACAGTCTTTCTAATCGTCTCATTGTAAAAATACTTTCCAAACATTATGCTTCACCAAATGGATTTTTTTCTGTAAAGTCAAGGATAGCATCACCCTCAGATTGAAAGCTAACATTGTCCCCGAACGAATCTAGATTTGTCTCATCATCGTTATAGTTGATACTATTTAGACGGTAAGCGATAGTTTCTCCTGTAGTCTTCGCTGTTCCCACAATCAATTCTCCCACTGAGAATTTACCTGTAAGATCTTTAGCAGTCAGAGTGCCAGTAGTGGCATCCCAAGTTCCAGCATATGCAGTTGTTGAAGATGCACTACCAGTAAGAATCATTCCATACTTGAATGTTCCCACTCCAACTGTACCTGCTGCACCAACAGTTACTATTGGTGCTACTGTATAACCATATCCTGCATTAGTTGTGACAATTCTATCTACCTTACCATCTACAAGTATTGCAGTTCCAATAGCAGTCACACCACCTGAAGGTGCTGATGTAAACGTAATTGGTGGAGGAAGAATATAATCTGTTCCTTTGAGTATCATTGTAACGATACCAACTGCACCTGTTGTTGCAATACCAACTCCTAGAGATAATCCTCCACCTTGACCATCTACAGGAGTGACTGTAATACTTGGAGCAGTGGTATATCCATAACCGGGATCTGTGATTCTAAATTCTTGTAATGATCTAGAACCTTGTGCATTTGAAGTAGTGATAGCAACAGCAGTTGCTCTTCTACCAGTACCATTAGGTTTTGATATGAGAACTGTGGGATCTGCTGTAAATCCTGTTCCCTCATTGAATATCTTAATTTTATGGATTCCACCATTTACCAACGATGTGACCGCTGTTGCAGTTGCACCAACACCCGATAATGACATTGTGACATTATATCCTAATGTTGCAAAATCATCATCAATTTCACCAATCCCCGTTTCAATTTTTTCATCACCAAGTTCAAACATCTCACACTCTAACACATAACAATAGTTCTTACCTAAAGCATAAAATGTAGGAGCAGTATGTTTTACATGTTTAATTTCAAATAATATATCTCCAAGTGGAAAGTATACAAGATCTCCTTCTATAGGTCTTACAGGAACACCAATTCCAAGTCCTCCTTCTTTTTGTAAAACAGGAGTAATCAACTCACTAAATCTTGCTTGAGATATAGTAATCTGCATCTCTGCTGTAGATCTGACTCCAAATTTTGTCAGTAAATTATATTGATCTCCGAATCCTTCATAGTTCTCAATATATCCTTCAAGAGGAAATGATTTTTGAAACTTTGATGAAGTGACTTCTCTCATCACAGTTTTTGTGTTCACAAAAGAACGTGGCATATAGACGAACTCTACACCATGAATTTTTATATGCTCATCAATAAGAGACTGAGCGAGATCCTGCTCATTTCTCACACCGGTAAGTCTAATATAATTATTGAGTGCCATTATCCAATGAAATCAAGCGGAGGTAATTCGTAATCCATATTCATACGAGACTCCAACTTTTCTAGTTCTGCTGTACCATCTTCCCATATCTGTCTGCCATTTAGTTCCATACCACCCGGCATCTTAACACCTTGGAACTTCATTAGGTTTTGTCCCCACTGTCTTTTCAATAGAGAAGTAAAATATCTTCTAAAGAAAATATCACCGTATACTCTATTACCTACCTCACTAGGGTCTAGTGCTCTATAACATTGTATGATTAGATAATCATCAATTTTCAAACTACTTTGATCTGTGTCAAGATATATTCTATTACGTCTTCTATTATATCTTATCTGTTTATCTGGATGCAATATAAAATTCAAATCCTCTAAGTATCTTTTAGTCATCGTGTAATTCAATACTTCAGTGCTACTAAAATAATAAATCTCATTCAAAAATAATTGATAGTTTACACTAAACATGTTAGTGCTGATTGCACGACTATCAATCTTCCATATCTTCTCTACACCAATAATATGATCAGGCACAGCAATCCAATTTGAATCTTCTTCAAACTTATGTTGAACAGTGCTTCCAATAC